AAGCCTAACTGAAAGGAACGACACCTACTTTATAACCACTCACTGAATCTCGCGGAGTGAATAAATTCGTCGAGTACCACTGATGTTGATCAGCGTCTCGATCGAATCTCCACACACGCGTATGAGTAGTCCTGTAGCCCATAAGGGCATAGGCTAATACTGCAGAGGGCGAATAGCCATACACACCCACCAAAAACGCTACGGGCTTGTAAGCTCGTATGTATCGGATGGAATAACGGATTTTGACTCGCCCCCACGACCGTTCCCGGTCGTGGATAACGATGTCCCCGAGGTCTTTTGGACCGCGAAGTTTCCGTATGTGTGATGGAAGAGCGTCCAAAGCAGTACGCCAAGCACGGCCAAAAAGGCCAAGCCCGTCATCATAATCGCTGTCTGGATTAGCCATCCGGCGAATCCCGTTAGCGAGCGAGATGATTTCTTGAGGTTCATTTGGTAATTCCTTCAGAAAGTAGGGTCTCACGACCGCACCACCGAAGTAGTCACCACCGCAAGATTCCCGAAACCAACAATCTTTACCCCAGAAGGATTTCTCCATATTCAGAGTAAAGCCTGCTTGTTCCAAGCGGAGCTTTAGCTGCATCGCTAAAGCGTCAGGCGCTATTATATCATCCCCGTAAGTGGACAGATTTTGCCCATATACAACAGCGGTATCGTTATCTTCACAGACAACGGCTGCTATGCAGAGGAAGATAATAGTCTCTAACTCAAAAGTAAAACCATTTCCCATAGCACTGAATTTCTCCAGTGGATAGGTCTTGCCCTCATACTCGTAATCCTTCTCGCGAAGGTCATCGAGTAGTTGGTACCAAGTCCGGGGAAACAGAAATCGCACGAGTTCGCGCGAACATGAGTCAGATGCGCTTACCAGGTCTAAGGTACACAAGTGCCTTTCGATGCTTGCTAACATCGCAAGCTCCCTGTGTACGTCGCTCTGCGTGTCTAAATCTATACCAGTCGATTGCTTAAGCCGGTCCCTAAGGACCGACCCGGCACCCAACTGGTAGAAGACATTGACAGATGCGCTCTTAATAATTGCTCGCAGGGTCTTAGCGTCTTTTTCGACGAATAAGAGTTGTCCAGCGGTGACAAACTTAAGAGTAGAGTTACTCTCTAGGCACGATGTGGCCCAGGCAGTACCGACCCAATCCAAGAGGAAAGGGCTAGCACTAAAAGTAACAGTAGGGTCAATGGACAGCTTGTCCAAGGGTGATGAACGATCACCGCGGGTACCGACAACTGATCCTGGGCCAAATCTGGCCTCTCTACACACCCTCGAAATCGAAGGAGCGTTTCCGACAATATCCTTGATCTTTTTTCGAACACGCACGAAGAACTCGTGCATGTCGCGCCGCTGGGCATTTGGTTGCCAGCTATTTAGCGAATCGAAGAGAATATTTGTACGCGCGCATGCTAACTCTGCCTGCCGGAACCGACCGATCGCGTTAGCCTTTCGGCTAAACGATGTAGGAAGGAACTCAGCTTTTCTAAGGAAGCCAGCAGCTGCTGCATCCTTAAAGTAAGAGTCTGCACACGTGTACTGTCGAGGATCGACACTAGCAGTCGCAATTTCATCGTATCTACCTTCATCCCAAGCCTTTTTGAGGCCCAGAGAGTAAGGGGTACCTATGTCGCTCCAAAGCTTTGAAGCGACTTTATGGACGAGTTCGTTCATAAATTGTACTACCTCATGTCTTAACTGGCGGTGAAGCCGGTCGCAACCATGTTCTTGAAATCGTCAGACGTGATAAACGCCCCGATGATTTCACAGTGATCCTTACGGACCGCTGCTTCCAGAGACTCTGGAACGGAACCTGTAAGCGTCCAATTCGAACGATCTTTCACGAATGATTGATTGTTCGTATCGAGCGCCATAATGGGCAGTGAGAATTCTACGCGAGGTTGAGTCTTGGTGCGTGCACCATTTTGACCAACTCTTGCGCGAACCTCGGTCTGATGAGCAGGCACAGTCGTGCTTGCTTGATCGCGGTAGACTGCTGGCGTGGACGCGGTACCGCCCTGGACACCCGTGAGGGTGAATGGGGTCACATCGTCGTTCAGAGTCCCAGTTACATTTGTAATTGAAGGCATGATAAATAAACCTATTTAAGGAGTTGAAGAAGTAAAGAAATAGCAGTGGCTCCGCGAGTAATGCTTAGACCTTTAAGGTCGGGCGCAAGATATCTAGGAGTTTCAACAACCGGAGGGAGCTCTCGCATAAATAGAAATGTCCGGTCCCGGTAGGGTCCGTAGCTGGGATAACCAGCTTCTACGTATACGGGTGCGTTCAGGATGCTGCCGCTAGCGTCCCACGTGTCTTTTGTTGTGATCTGAGGATTGGCAATCGCCACTCCATCAAGCGCTGTATAGCGCTTGATTTGGTTGTTTAGACCAAGTTTCCAGTCAAACAAGAAGGACAGGGGCACGGCTTCGTACGCTATGCTCAGGAAATTATTCATTCCTAGACGGTTCTGGAGGTACAGGTTAGGGTTATTCACCCGAACATCTGCCTGGATCCGTACAGAGGTTTTTGATGTGGCGCTCCATTTATGGAGCGTCCCACCGAGAAACTCTGAACCGTTTCGGTCTGAATAACTACTGTGGTAAGCC